CATAATCGTCCAACTTATTAGTCGCCCCAGTGCCACCGAGATATACACCGCCTGATAGGTAGAGGTCTTTGAAGCGAGCAGTTGAAGAGCCTAAATTTACGACATTATCTGTCGCAGCACCAGCAGATGTTACGGGTGTAAAGTCTGATCCTCCTAATTTAACGCCACAGCCACCCGATGCAAAATAAGGTCTACCACCATTAGCCCCAATACTACCTACAGTTGAGCCGTCTTTTTGGAACAACGCAATGTCGCCATCAGATGTTTTTCTACCAAAAATAGCAGACTGACTTCCATCTCTAGTTGCGGTTAAAAGTCCTTCGCTTCTTGCTCTAATACCAACTGTATTCGCCGCATCAGTAGTCATACCCACCAACACATTGCCTGATGCGTCGATGCGCATACGTTCTGTGTTCGACGTTCCAAGTGTCAAGGGGTTAGACGAGCCAACCATCAACTCTGCGCCAGAAGCGCCCTCGGACAGTGTAGTAGGACTTACACGACCTTGCGAGAACACTTTGATTTCAGTTGTAGTACCCCCATCCACAATAAGCCCATCGCTGGTCACTGTTCCTGTTACGTCAATACCTGTTGATGTTGTGGTGAATTTGGAAGCGTTGTCGTGATAAAGAATTGTAGAACCTGCGTTTATAAACTCAGCATATGTTCTAGTTGCAGACTGATTAGTTAAACGTAGATTGTTTGCTTGAATTTGCAGATCACCTGTGCCGTTGTCGTGTATGACGCTATTAGAACCATTATGGTAAATCTGTAGGTCAGACCCAGCACCGAAGATAGCTTTACCATTATCTGCAAAGTTAAGGCTTTCAGCACTAGCATCCCACGTAAGTTTTGCAGTTGTGCCAGTGTCCTCGTAGAAAGAGATGTCGCCTGAGTTGTCAATAACCATAGACGTTTTGCTTTGGTTCTCAAAATGAGTTTGACCGCTAGAATTGTTTGCTATTGTCAGCCTGTCATTTGTTGCTGAACCTTGTACATAAAAGTTAGAAAAGCCTACCTGTAGTTTTGATGTAAATGCGTCAGGATATGTAAGAAGCAATCGTCTATAAGCATCCGTATCCACAGTCAACCCATCGCTGGTCACTGTGCCTGTTACGTCAATGCCTGTTGCTGTTGTGGCTAGTTTAGATGCGTTATCATAGTAAAGCGTTACTGCGCCATCGTTTGCCATTGTCGCCATGTAGTCATTAGCACCAGATAAAAATTGTATTTGTGTTGAACCACGCAAACGAAGTTGACCAGCACCTTGTTCATCAACATATGAATGTGAACCATCATGGTAAATCTGTAAGTCAGAACCAGCACCGAATATGGCTTTGTCGTTGTCACCGAATGTTACATCGCCTGTTACGTCTAAAGATGTAAGGCTTCCAAGTGACGTAATGTTAGTTTGCGCAGCAGTTGTTAGCGTACCTGCAATATTTGTAAATGTGCCAGCCGCAGCTGATGCTCCGCCAATGACTGTGCCATCAATCGTACCAGAGTTAATATCAATGCCCGTGACAGGTGTTGTCCCGTCTAGCAGGTTATCAACGCTGTCTAAGTTAGTGTTTATCTTTGTACCCCAAGTATCCTCGGACGCGCCAACTTCTGGCTTCACTAAGCTATATGTCGTTGTTGTAGTATCAGCCATGTTAATCTCCTATGCGGCGTTAGCCTTATGCGGCGTTAGACCAAGTTTCACTGGTTGCCGATGCAGTTGTCCATTCCTTCGATGTCGGGGGAGTGGCAGACCAATCATCGGCTGCGTTAGACACATCTTGCCATGTTTCGGGTGTCTTTTCAAGGGGTGTCCATATTTCAGGTGTATTTTGTTCAACTTCCCATTTTTCAATTGCTCGGCATGTCGTAGACAATGCCGTTGCAATTGCTGACGCGGAGAATTGTACCCGGTTAACTGTAGCGGTTGTGCTTAATGCTGTATTAATTTGCGATGCGCTGCTAAACACAACAACTGCGTTTGATGTTGTGCTAGATGATGGTGTTATATTTGATATTGCATGTCTTACACGCACCATATCTGAGCTGGTTGTGGATGTTGTTGTTATTGCACTGCTTGAGTTACGTGTTCTTGCGCCTACAGCAGATGTGGATGAGCTGGCGGATATTGCTGATGCAACTTCACGCACACGCTCGGCAGAACCAGACGTTGTTGATGATGTTGTGCTACTTGCAGACGCTTCACGCACTCTTTGCGCTTGCGTTGCTGTAGTGGATACTGTGATTATGTCAGATGCACTTAACCTGACACGCACTGAAGCTGACGCTGTGGACGCAACTGTGATAATTGTGCCAGCGCCATCCGTGACAAAGCCATCTAGCCCAAAATTATATGAGCCATATGTGCTTCGTCCATATCCACTGCGGTATTCAGCCATTAGTCTAGCGTAATATCAAGATCGCCTGATGGTAAGCGGAAAACATCACCTGTATCAATTGTTTTACTTGTGGTTAATGCAGCATACGCAATTAAATTGCCACCAGATGCAGCATCAAACACGCCAACGTGTGTAACTGTGCCATACCCTGCTGTAGCTGTGTCCCACTCAATAGCTGCGTTATTTGACGCTGTATTTCCTGATATTGTGAATGTTACAGCTTTACGACCATAACCACCGCCAGACACTTCTGTGCCACCGCCAGTATCATCTGGGGCTGATGTGTATAATGCTATATGCCACGCTGTGGGGCGTGTTGCGCTACCTGTAGTAAACACCCACGTTAGAACTGTTGTCTCGAATGTATTAGAAAAACTCATTTTAATATGCCCTTATTTTCATGCGACGTCCAGAACCGCCAAATTTAGCTTTTTCGCTTGCTTGATTTATAGCATCAATTGCATTTTGGTACAAAGCTGCCCATACTTGTATTCTGGCGTCATCTTTTAGGTATGGCGCAGAATGTATTAGTGAACCATACAAATATGCGTCAGGATAATGCTCTAATATCCAATTTGACGTGTTACTGTCAGATAATGCGTCTGTTTTGCCGAAATAATACAATTCTGACGTGTATGTGCCATCTGGAACTGGATAAACTTCTAATTCACCTGCTGTAACTGCGTAATATGCTGGTTGCCCGCTTGTGTTTAGGTTTCTAAACTTACGATCAAGCATTTCTGCTTGTGATATTAGCTCAAGTGGACGTGTATCTCCGCTTGTAATGTAAAATCGTATAACTTCGAGCATATCTGCGGGTATTGCGCTGTATTGCGTGTCAATCTCGGCTGTGCTTCGTTTTTCTTGCCGCCAATGACGGATTTGCCTGTTTAAATCTGCTTCTGCGAGTGAGACAAACGTGGATGACACGGATGTTAGGTCATCTCGGTTAAGAAAATCTGCAATATTTGTCTTTAATTCTGCATATGTTGTAATTGGCATTAGTTATACCCACCTATTCCTCTAAGTAAGTTAGGATATGTTTTAAAAAACGCATCTCTTAAAACTTTCATAAGTTCTGGGTTATTTCTTGCATTATCTACCACACTTGGGTCTACTAATTGTAAAAAATCGTTAAATTTTGCTTGGGCTTCACGACTTTGTTGCTCCATAGCCCCATTACCACGTCCACTACCTACAGGATCAGGCGGGCTTGTCATTGGTAGGTCTAATGCGTCAGGACGCATATTCGTTCTGTACCCAACACCCATAGAATCTTGAAGTGGCATTAAATCATTAATATAACCAGCTTCATTAGTGTTTCCACGAGATAATCTGTATGCATCCGTGTTTCTTATGCTTTCTAATGAATTATCTCCTCCCATTTGATCTGTAACAGCTTGGCTAAGTGTATTTTGACCTGGTGCATAACTTGGATAATCATATTCAAAATCTGGCGCACTTGTCATAGGTAGGTCTAATGCATCAGGACGCATGTTAGGGCTATACCCAACACCCATGGAATCTGGCCTTCTTTCACCTCTATTTAACAAGCCTAATGGGCGTAGTTTTGGTGGTGCTGACGTCATTTTTGACAGCAAACCATCTTTAACTGGGTCA